CTTCTGTTTATCCGTGAAACGGATAGAAGGTCTCAACGCCGGGGGGCAAGTGACACCCAAACCACCGAGAGAAGGATGGGCAAACATGTTAAACATGCCGTTAAGGGTTTGATCCTCGATCCGGGTCCGGGAGTAGTGGATAAATCGTCGAAGGGTCCTTTCGGGATTGTAGCAAGACTCAAGAAGATCCGAGAGAATTGCTGCGAAGGGACGCTCCTTCTGATTCGCGCGTGCCGGCGGACGGAATGGTCCAGAGGCATCTCGGAGAAGAAGACCAGCATTGAGTGCCGGTAATTTCCGAAGATGACGGACGCCGTCCCCATCGCGCTTGTCCACCCACCCGACCGAGTTGATCGTGACATAATCCCTGGAACAGTAGTTCTTTCCCTGACTCAGGGTGAACCCAACTCGCTTCGTTTCCTCAATCCAGATCTGGTAGAACGCATCGTTAGCTCGAAAGCAGATGTCGTCGCCATTGATCAGGACGGGAAGATCGTTGATCTCGAACTCCCTGCCAGTGTACCGTTCCAACGCTCGCCAGTAGGCGACAAGGTTAATCGTACACAAGACGGGGAATGAGAGCAATGATCCCATGAGTTGGCCGTTCGTCATCAGGAACGGTTCCAGGTCTAGACCTTTCTCGCGGGCCTGCGAGCAGTAGGGCTCCGGATAGGAGACCCAGTGGGCGCCCAGAACTTTCTTCATCAAAGATCGTTCTCTAGCAGAGGCACCACCGGCCGCGAGTAGCGCACGCAAACATTCTTGGTTTGCTTGAAGACTGAGCCCGTCCGTAGCCGCCTTGTAGTCCCCGCTGACCCACTGATCGAATTCTCCCTTGAGGAGTTGATCAGTTTGGATGCGGAGGAACTCTAGGTCAGACGTCATGACCGGACGGGTAGTGAGCTTGAATGGCTCGAACCGATTCAGGATCGACTTGGCTTTCTTTTGCCAGGTTTGAGCAATCCAATAGGGGAGTGCTTCTCCTTTGGAGATGACTCGACCCTTAAGGGGCTCTTCGATCACATGAACCTCGGTCTTCAGATGCTTCCCATAGTGGGTAGCGTGCGCGGCCCTTAAACATTCTTCGTAGGGCCGGTCTATGTCACAATAGAATGCCTTCACGCGGTGGTTCTCCAAGTACATGCCCCCCAGATCAGGAGGTGCGAGCTTGGTAGAGACTTCGTCCATGGTGCCAGACTTCTTCTGACGCTTCAGTAGGGATCGCACTTCGTCCTCCGAGATACCCAACAGTTCTGATGCAACATCAGTGGCTGGATCTCCGGAATGGACGGCGCGACCGCCGTACCTGGTCGTGACAAATTCACGAACCGCCATGAGACGACCCCCTTGTCCCCGCGTCACGCCCAGAGCGGCATGATTAGAAGGATTCTTCGTTTCCCTCTTCCAATCCCAGGTCGACCGGACCATGCGGTAGTTGCCGCAGATCTTGTTCACCGGCTTTGCCCAGACCCGCCAGCATCTTCCGTAGAAGTCGTCGCCTAAGTCGGCAACGATCTCCTTCGTGAGAGCGGCTTTGTGGTCGAGCATCGCACCCAAGATGAACTCGATTGTCACGGGAGCGCATCCGCGCTTTACGCCCTGGAGGGAAACCTCGGTGAATCGTGCAGCTCGCATCGATTCAGAACGAGAAGCCACGAGATTTCGCAAGTGTCGCCGGAGCCCTCCAGTGAAGGGCAGCGGGAAGTTCCTGTTTGGTATCCACGCTGGAACCAAAGCTTCTGTCCCCTGGTCTCTCAACCATCTGGCCTTGGGCCAGATACACCAGCACTTGATGGTCTTGATGACCTCAGCCTCGGTGAGGGTGGACAGAACGTCGAACACAGGAACATAATTCTCCAGAGGGAAAGAGAGAATCATAGGCTCGACATCGGCTACGCAGTCGATGAAGGACCTGATATAGTACAGAGCGTGGACAACGTAGTTTCCAACCTCTGGACTAAATTTCTCCCTATCCTCTCGCGCCAACGCGTCTCCAACCGAAAGGAGATGGGCCGGAATGTCCCTAGGACGAATGCCGGACCGTCTCAACTTATGAAGGTTGAAGCGCGTACCTCCTGCACCCTTGCAGGTAAGGGCGCCACACATCCCATCAATCAAGGTGATCGGAGCAATCCGATCTCCCGTACCAACGGCAGTGCGGCAGGCGGGTATTTCACTCTTTGTTGAGTGGACCTTCCCCGCCCGAGCGGATCCAGGGTCTAGGACAGATGAATAGTCCATAGTCCCCGAATC